AGCCTTACGAGGTCCGCTACGAGGAGTACGGCGCGCAGGCCGACATCGAGCACATCGAGTCGGAAATGGACGCGCGGAAGTATCGCTTCAAGATCCACCGAGTCGGCGGGAAGCTGAAGAAAGAGGACCGCATCCGCAGGCTGATCCCGCTGTTCGAGGCGGGCCGAATCATCCTGCCGCATCAGTTCCACATCACGACCACCGAGGGCGAGACGAAGGACATGGTGCACGAGTTCGTCGAGAACGAGTACATGGCGTTCCCGGTGCCGGTGCACGACGACATGCTGGACGGCCTGGCCCGCATCACCGACACGCAATCGGTGGCGGGCACGAAGAACGGCGTTCGACAGAAACCAACGAAGCTGCTCCTGAAGTGGCCGGCTGAGACGCAGAAGCCGACCACGCACGAAGACTACGAGCCGCTCGACAAGGGCATGGGTATGTAAGGGAGACTTGATGGAGACGATCGCCACACACATGCGGGGAACAGATCCCGAACAAGAGCCGCAAGGGGACGGAGAAGCCTCCAAGCGCCAACAAGAGGCGCTGATCCACCGGCTTGACTCGCTCGGGCAATCCCTCGCGAAGACGCGCTCGGAGGCGATCTCCGGGCGGCAGTCGAGTGGCATCGAGCAGGAGTGGCTCGAGGACGACGAGTTTTACCAAGGCATCGACGACGCGAACCGCGGCGAGTACCGCACGAGCTGGCGCTCGAAGCCGATGGCGCAGTCCGGGCAGTCGACCACGACCTCGAAGAAGGAGGGCGAGACCCGGAGCACCGTCTTCCCGAACATCACGCGGCCCTACGTGGACGCCGCGGCCGCGCGCATCGCCGACATGCTGCTCCCGACGGATGACCGCTCTTGGGCGCTGAAGCCCACGCCGGTTCCCGAGCTCATGGACTTGGCCGAGCGCGGAGCGAAGGCCGGCATGAACCCGGCAGAGCAGGCCTACGGCCCTGGCGCGCAGATGCCGCAGGCGGCGCCGCAGGCGGCGCCAATCCAGCAGTCCGGCATGGGGCAGCCGCCGCAGCCCGCCGGCATGCCGGGCGGTGCGCAGCCGGCTCCCGGGATGCAGGCCGAGGCGCAGCAACTCAACCCTGGCCAGCCGAACCTCGCCATGAAGCAGCTCGACTTCGCCACGCAGCAGGCGATGGCGACGATCGAGGAGGCGAAGAAGCGGGCCGAGAAGGCGGAGAAGCGCATCGAGGACTGGCACGTCGAGTGCCAGTACCACGCGCAGGTGCGGCTGGTCATCGAGGACGCAGCGCGCTGCGGCACTGGCGTGCTCAAGGGTCCGGTGCCGATGAAGAAGACCCGCTTCTCGTATCAGAACAACGCGGTTGTGCAGGTCGAGGAGATCAAGCCGGGCTCGAAGCGCATCGACTTCTGGAATTTCTTCCCGGATCCAAGCTGCGGCGAGGACATCCACAACGGCGGCTACACATGGGAGCGCGACTACATCACGCGCAAGCGCCTGCGCGAGCTCCTCGGCCAGCCGGGCTACATCGACTCGCAGATCATGGAGTGCCTGAAGGAGGGCGCGGCGCGCGCGACGGCGCAGTTCAAGCCGGCGCCGGACATCATCAGCGACGTCGGCCAGAAGGATAAGTACGAGATCTGGTACTACTACGGCACGGTCGAGCGCGACGACCTGCAGGCGGCAGGGTGCGACTGCGGCGACAGCGAAGACCCGCACTTCCCGGCGATGGTCGTGATGGTGAACAACCGCGTCATCAAGGCCACGCTGAGCCCGCTCGACACGGGCGAGTTCCCCTACGACGTGATGGTCTGGCAGCGCCGGGATGGGCACTGGTCGGGCATTGGCGTCGCGCGGCAGATCCGCACGCCGCAGCGCATGGTCACGGCGGCCACGCGCAACCTGATGGACAACGCCGGCATCGCGGCTGGCCCGATGCTGGTCTTCCGGCAGGGTGTGGTCTACGGCGCCAACGGCAAGGACAAGATCGCGCCTCGCAAGATCTGGTACATCCAGCAGAACGCCGAGGAAATGGTCGACGCGACGAAGGCGATCGGCCAGATCAAGGTCGACATGATGGTCAACGAGCTACTCCAGATCATCAACCTCGGCCTGAAGATGGCGGAGGACGTCACCGGCCTGCCGATGCTGCTGCAGGGGCAGATGGGCAACAAGTCCCCGGACACGCTCGGCGGCATGCAGATGCTCAACAACAACGCCAGCGCCGTGCTGCGGCGCCTGGCGCGGCTGTTCGACGACCGCGTCACCGAGCCGCACGTTCGCCGCTACTACGTGTGGCTGCTGACCTACGGCGAGGACGACGAGAAGGGCGACTACTGCATCGACGCGCGCGGCTCGAGTGCGTTGGTCGAGCGCGACCTGCAGAACCAAGCAATCATGCAGATGGGCGCCATCGTCACGAACCCGGTATTCGGGCTGGACCCGAAGAAGTGGGCGGCCGAGTACCTCAAATCGCAGCGCCTCGACGTCAAGCGGTTCGAGTTCGACGACCAAGACTGGGAGAAGATCGTCGCGAACCTCAAGAAGGGGCCACAGGATCCGCGGGTGCAGGTGGCGCAGATCGTCGAGGCGAGCAAGCAACGGCTCGCGGCGATCGAGGCGCAGGCCGAGCAGGCACTCGAGAAGATGCGCGAGGATCACGAGTCGGAGGAAGGTCAGAAGGACCGCGAGCTCAAGATCATCATTCAGCACATGCAGGAGACCGGCAAGCAGACGATCTCGCTGAACGAGCTCAAGGGCGGCCTGACCGACACCATCATCAAGACGCGCACGCAGCGCGACCTGTCGGCCGCCGACCGAGCGCACGCTACTGTGCGCGAGGCGATGAAACCTCCCACCGAGCCGGCCGGCCGCGCGAAGCCCGGCCATTCGTTCGAGCAGTAACGGGGGGTCTATGGATGGCATGAAGCAGGCTCGAGTCGTCATCGAGGCCTCGGTGAACGGCCGCGACGAGGATTCGTGGCATCCCGTGCACGAGAAAGAAGTGCCGGAGTGGGTCAAGGATCCCGACAACATGGCGCGCATGGTGCTGCGCGGCGAGCAGTGCATGAAGTGCGACGAGGGCGACAAGGGCTCGCTGTGGTATCGAGCTCGCGTGCTCGAGGCTGAGATCAATGGCTGACCCGAAGCTGAAGCTGACCCCGCTCGAGCGCGACTCGGCGGTCTGGCGAAAGATCAAGAAGTACGTCGAGGACCGGCTCGTGGAAATGCGCGAGAGGAACGACGGCAATCACAGCGACATCAAGACCGCGCAGCTACGCGGTCGCATTGCGGAATTGAAGAATCTTGCGGGCCTGGATGCACCAGCCCCGGAGACGGAGGCGGACGACGACATCTTCAACATTGGATGATGCGCCCTTCGCTTGATGTGGCCGCCTGCGGGCGGCTTTTTTACTTCTGAGGCGAAACGTGGACCCAAACAACCAAGAGAACCAAGAGCTTCACGAACCAACGAGCGAGGAACGCGCACAGGCCGAGCAGCAAGCCAACGACGACCTTACGGCAGGCTTCAACCGGATCAAGGGTGGAGGCGAGCCGATAGGTGTCGGAGCAGGCGACGGCCAGGGCGACACGGACGCCGGCGCTGCCCCCGAGCAATCGGGCGCAACGAATGCCGGCAAGCAACAGGCAGGTGCCGCCGCTGAGCCGGCCGCGCCGGCGAATGATCCGTGGGAAGGTGTTCCCGACGTGGTGCGGCAGAAGTTCGACACCCTCGAGGGCGCTTTCGGGCGCCTACGCAACATCGAAGGCCACATCGGAGGCCTGAACAGCAAGATCGACCAAGCTCTTTCGCGCGCGCAAGTGCGTACTGAGCGTGGGGGCGGAGACTCCCCGAGCGCGGCGCAGATCAGCGCGGCCCTCAAGGATCCGGATGCGTGGAAGAACCTCATGGAGGAATTCCCCGACTTCGCCGGCCCCGTCGAAGCTGAGCTCAAGGACATCCGAACGGCTCTTGCGGCGCTGAGCTCGCAGTCATCCCCGGCCCATCAAGGCCTGAGTGCTGACGACGTAGCTCGCATCGCCGATGAGCGATTTGAGGCTCGTCGCGTTCAAGACGCGCACGAGACGATCGAGGAGAAGCACGCGGGTTGGCAGACAACGGTGGCGACGAAGGAATTCGCGACCTGGCTGGAAGACCAGCCGAAGGCGACCCGAGATCTGGCCGCAAGTCCACGGGCGAAAGACGCCATCAAGCTACTCGACACCTTCAAGGCACGCAACGAATCCGCCAATCAAACGGCCGAGGAGGAGCGCGCCCGCAGAGAGAAAGAGGAAGCCGCTCGCCGCAGAAGGCAAACGCGCCTCGAGACAGCCGTGACACCGAAAGGTGGCGCGCAAGTCGCGGGGCAATCAGGGATGAGCGACGACGAGGCCCTCGAGTACGGATTCAGGAGAGTCCAGAACGGGGAAGCCTGAAGGAGAATTGAATGCAGCTCTACGCCACCCAAGCCGGCCGTATCAACCAGATCAAGGGCGAGACCCTTGCGCATGCGGTTCCGGTCGAAGTTCTCTCCATCGGCTGCCGTATGAAGCCGATGCCGAAGAACAAGGGCGACACCATCATCTACCGCCGCTGGCTGCCGAAAGGTGCCACGTCGACCAACCAGAACACGCAGAACCGTCCGAGCGTTTCGGCGGCCGCGCACGTCCTGGCAGACGGCTCGACGCCGTCGGCGGAAAGCCTCACCCCGGTGGACGTCTCGGTGACGATCCAGCAGTACGGTTGCCTGTACTCGTACAGCGACAAGGCTGCGGATCTCTACGAGGACGACATCCCCGAGGAGATGCGCGTTCAGACCGGCGAGCGCATGGGCCTCGTCCGCGAAATGATCCGTTTCGGCTCGCTCAAGGCGTGCACGAACGTCATGTACGCGGGCGGCACGTCGCGCCCGACGACCGATGAGACCATCGGCCTGAACATCCTTCGTCGCATGACGAAGACCCTCAAGGCGAACCACGCGAAGAAGAAGACCCGGATCCTGTCGGCTGGCCCGAACTACGGCACGTCGTCGGTCGAGGCGTCGTACATCGTCTTCGTGCACACCGATGCGGAGCCGGACATCCGGGATCTGCCGGGGTTCACCAAGGTCGCCGACTACGCCAACCGCAACCCGATCTCTCCCGAGGAGCTCGGCTCGTGCGAGGAATTCCGCTTCATCACCAGCCCGGAGCTCTCGGCCTACGCCGATTCGGGCGGCGCGAATGCGGCCCTCTACGCGACGACCGACGCCGCGACTGCGATCGACGTCTACCCGTTCATCGTGATGGGTGAAGAAGCGGCGTTCGACATCGCGCTGCGTGGCGGTTCCAGCTTCGACGTTGTCCACCTGCCGCACAACTCGAAAGAGAAGTCCGATCCCCTCGGACAGCGCGGCTACGTGGGCGCGAAGTTCTGGTCCGCGGTGCTCGTCGCAAACGACGGGTGGATGGGGGTCATCGAGGCCGGCGTCACCGACGTCTAAGCCACGGTCTGACGACCTGAAGCGAAGCAACTGAGGCCCCGGGCCAAGCGCCCGGGACTTCCCATTCTTCAAGGAGAAATTGAATGAACGACACTCTCGACATCCCGCGCGGCTTTACCGGCGCACTGTCGAAGGCTGGCCTCGCCATCGGTTCGACCGCGAGCGAGATCGCGATTGCCGCGCCGAACGGCGCCGGCGTCGACTTCGCCATCGACGGCTACGCTTACCACTATGCGGACGACGCATCGGTGGCCGGCGTGCCGGGCGCCCTGGCGCAGCAGGCCGACCTGACGACTTGCCTCTATCTCGTCCAGATCGACGCCAATGGCACGATCACGATGAAGAAGGGCG